GAAATTAGACAATATCGCTGAATCCATAAATGCAGTGAAGGATGAAGTGTTGGAAATGAGAGGTGAAATCAGTTCTCATAATGACAAGATAATTAAATTGGAAGAGAGTGTAAAACAAGCCCATAAGAGAATTAATGAACTTGTTGAACGTTTGAATAACGAGAAAGAGGTATAACTATGAAAAGAGATTGGAAGTTATGGTTTGAAAAAGCAGGAATAAGAGCAGTAAAGACAATGGCACAGACATTTGTTGCAACTGTAGGTTCAGCAATGGTTTTGTCAGCAGTAGATTGGAAAGTAGTTGCATCTGCGTCTGTATTAGCAGGGGTTTTAAGTTTAGCAACATCAGTAGCAGGTTTACCGGAGGTAGACGATGCGGACATTAAGAAGAAATAAGAGAAAAATGTATTATTCCTTATTCGGTCAAGAAGTAACAAGATACGCTAGAGACGAAGAGGGAAATATAAAAACATATACTACAAATGATGGTGAAGTAATCAAACTTGAAGAAGGAACAGAAATCGTTTATAGCAAACCTGTTGAATTTTGGGGAAATATTGCTATGAGCGGTGGTGAAGTTAGGGAACAGGAATATGGTCTTAATCAATCAGATTATAGTGCCGTATTGATAATGAATGTTGGAGAAATACCTATAACAGAGACTTCATATATTTGGTTCAATAACGAGGTTGTTTATCTTGATGAAGATAAAACTATACCAGACGTTAAAAGTGCCGACTATCGGGTCAAAAAGGTGTCTCCAAGCCTTAATTTCACTAAATATTTATTGGAAAAAATAACAAAGTAGGTAATGGATATGGCTAACAGTAGCGTAATAAAAGATAAAAATTTAATTACAATTTCGTTTGGTGATGAAACAAGAGTTACAGTTCTTGATAAGTTATATCAGCATGACAAAGGGCAGATATTGCAATTCAAAGACATTCCTGACGGCGCACAGGTGGAATTTTCCAACTCAAAAATGGAAAAGTCAATCCCTGAAATCGTGAAAGACGGAGCCGTACCTGTTCCGAATTCAATTCTTTTTGATAATGCAACAATTGACGTAAGAGTTAAATACATAGATGAAAACAGCGAGACTACTGTTAGAGAAGTAAAACTCTTCGTTATTAATGGAAAAGAAGCGGATTATGAAATTGACCCAGAAAACGAACAGACTTTCAGGGAAGAGATTGAAGGTATTTTGAATGAAACCAAAGAAGCTGCTAAAGAAGCTGCAGATAAGGTGGAAATCAATAGAAAGTATCTTGATGAAATGGAGAAAAAGTCAACTGATACTATTGAAAATATAACAACTGTGGGTGAGGCTCAAATTAATGCAATTAATGATACAGCAGTATCACAGATAAAAGCAATTAATGGTACTGCACAGGCACAGATTGAGTCAATTAATGACGTAGCGACAAAGAATATTGAGGCTGAGACTAATTCAATTGCACAAGCGGCACAAGGTCAGATTTCCGGAATAAATCAGGTGGCTAGTGGTCATATAGATGCTATTAATCAGAAAGCGGTATTACAGACTCATGCTATTAATGATACAGCAAATAGACAAATTTATGCGCTTAATCAGACAGCGACATCACAGATAAATGCAATTAATCAGACAGCACAAGCACAGTCAAAAGCTCTGCAAGAACAGGGAGACGGATTAAAATATGATTTAGCTGTAAAAGAAAAACATACAATAATGCTATCTGCAGGAGCTTATTCAGATTTAATTGATGTAAATGAATATGATGCGATTCAGGTTAATAGTATATCTTGCAATGGAACTGATACTATTAGTGAGAGTTTGAAATTGGAAGTTGTTAAATTTAAGAATGGAGAACAGGTAGGGGATGAATTTCTAGAAAAATACAATGCAATAGCGGATTTAACCGATTGTGATTCAATTAAGTTACTTGTTTTTTATCGTGGTGGAATTTCCTATGTCGCCACAGTATGGTATACCTTGATAGTGTGGGATGCGAAAAAAGAAATTGAGAGATATGTAGAACGTGTTGAAGATACTGTTTTGATTAAACCTACTGCAAATGGAACAGACATAGCAATAGATGATAGTTCTGATATGCCTATTCAGGAATTACATTTATTTGGGAAGAGTGAACAGGCTGTAACAACAGGAGCGCAGTTGTTCAACGTAAACGATAAATTAAATTGGAATAGTGTATTTTCAGTCGATTCTGAAGATTGGATAAGTGCCGTTATTCCGGCAAATACCGGAACAACGGATATGTATTACACATTTAATACCCCCAAAAGTGATTTATTAAAACCGAGCACAACATACTTAGCAATAATGGAATTCGGAATGTCATTACTTGATAAACTTAGTGTTGTAGCTATTTCTCCAAATGTGAGTGTCGGGAATAAATCACAATTTAAAGGGTATACAAGTTTTACGAATCAATCAGTAAGCCCTACTGAGACAATTGATTCTTTTGAGAATTCTGATTGCATGTGCAAAGGATATATTCAAGCTAAACCAGGATTTGCGGGAGGTTCAGTTAAATTCAGATTCTCTTTAATTGAAAATACGAGTGTAACTATTGATAAGTTTATATATGAATCATATTCAGGCGGACAGCCAAGTCCTAGTCCTAATTATAGGCAAAATATTGAAAGTACAGATAACCCAACAATTAAATTAGCTGGTAAAAATTTATTTGATAAATTTTGCGATAATAAACATGTGGAAAGATTTGGCATAACTTTTGATTGGAATACCAACGATAGCTCAATCAGAATTAAAGGAACGTCTACAGGGAATGCACAATATGTGTTGATTTCATTGGATGAAAGCGAAAAAAAATTTAACAATTCAACCATAGGGTCAAACTATACATTTAAAATGTTTGGACTTCCGAAATCTTGCTATTTAAATGTATCATATGGGCAAAAAGCTTACGGCGAAGATCTAAGTATAATGCCAAATATATCTAAATACGTGGGAAGAAGATGGGTTGCAATATGTGTTCCAAAAGGTGTAACAGTAGATGCAATAGTATATCCAATGCTTGCGTTGGGCGATACAATTACTGAATATGAGCCATATAAACAAATTCAAACTGTAACTTTTAATCACATTCTTAACGGAATTGATGATGTTCGAGACGAATTAATTGTCAGAGCAGATGGAACAGGGCAGTTAATACAGAGAATAAAATTATACAATTGTTCACAAATATCTAGAAATTTGGGAGTAGACCCTAATAACAAATATTATTATTTGGCATCAATAGACAAGAATTCAACTCATGCAAGCAAGGTTGTATCAAGTCATTTTACTTCTAAAACGTTTAATGAAAAATGGGGTAATGTCTTCAAAGTGAATGGTTCGTTTTATTTTGGAAAACAAGAAGCTCCCGATAATATATCTGATACAAATTCGATGAAGCAATGGTTAATTGATAATAAGGTGAAAATTCTTTTTCAATTAGAAGAACCAGTTGTAACCGACTTAACAGCTGAAGAGGTTCAAAAAATACTTGCACTTCACACAAACAAACCAAATACAACAATTTGGAACGACCAGAACGCAGATATAGAAGTGACTTATGTGGCGGATGCAAAGAATTATATCGATAATAAATTAGCGGAAATTCAGGCACTAACATTGGAAGGAGGGAATTAATATGTCAAAAAGAGAAAACAGGGTAATTAACGCATTCGTTAATTGCGTAAAGCGTGGCGAATACACTTTTGAGTACGCTTGCTTACTTATCGAAGACACACAGAGATACGGCTATCTGACAGACGAAGCAAAGGAAGTGTTCTATGCAGAGTTTGAAAATGACGAAGAGACGGATGTTGATGAAGCGGTAGAAGAACCTGCAGAAGAGTAGGAGGAGCAATATGAGGATTGGAGGATAAGGTCTTTCATAGGAAAGGAATTATATGAAAATAACAATTGATGGGCTATCTGTCTCCGGAATTAAGAAGGCAATAAAACAAATAGAAGATTATAAAAAGAGTTTTAAGCAAAAGAATGATTTGTTTGTTGAGCGATTAGCAGAGTTAGGTATTCCAATTATTGACAGTAATATGGCGAAAGCCCAAGGGGATAGTGATAAATCCCATAAAACAAAAATCGTATTATCGCACAGAAAAAATACATCTGTTGCCAGATTGGTATTACAAGGTAAAGACATCTTGTTTATTGAATTTGGAGCAGGTGTTTTTTATAACCCAGACGGAAGTAAACATCCAAAATCATCGCAATTTGGATATGAGATTGGTACTTATGGCAAGGGAAAAGGTAAATACAAACAATGGTATTACTACGATGATGATGGTGAAACTAAAATATCTCACGGTACAGAAGCGACAATGCCAATGTATCGGGCAGATATGGAAATTATTAGTAAAATAACGCAAATAGCAAGAGAAGTGTTTAGGAGCTGATTATATGGATTATCCGTGGACGTTAGATGTGAGTTCAAAGGTTTTTTCTTTAATAAAAACAAAAACTCAAAATGCATTAAAAAATAAATATCCTGACTTATATATTACAGACGAAGAAATGCAGAATAGAACGCCTACATTTCCAACTGTATATATACATGAGTTAGAGGGGGCAGAAATAGGAAATGATTTAGTAAATCAAACAGTCAATGGAATTAATTTTAATATTCAAATTGATGTTTCTGCAAAAACACGAACTGACGCCAAAACAGTTATGGCAGAAGTGATTTCAAATCTTAAAAGCATGGCATTCACACTATATGGTATGCCAATTCTACAAAAAACAAGTGACGTGTATGTATTAACAGTCCGTGGGAGACGGATATTGGGTGCTACAGACACTATTTAGGTTACTACGGAGATTTTCTCCGATAACAATATAACAATGTGAAAAAGAGCCTTTTTAGGTTCTTATTTTTTTGCAAAGAAATAGGAGGTATTTAATTTATGGATTCAGGAATTAGTACAATTGGAGCATTGCTTGGTTATGCAAAGAAAGCAACATCTACACCTACCGCATTTACTCTACTTAACAGAATTAATTCTATTGGTGGTATATCAATATCATCTGAACAGATTGATTCATCCGCATTGGAAGATTTAATCACAAGAAACATTAAGGGTAGAGGAGATACAGGTGGAACATTTAATATTACAGTCAATGTCGTTAACGATACTGTAACTGAATGGGAAAAGGTAATTACTGACGCTGCAGATAGTTGGGTATATTTTGAAATATATATCCCAGGATTAACTAAAGCGTTTGCTGTAAAGGCATTCCCGCCTGAAAAATTACCTATGCCAGAAGTTGGGCAGAATAGCCTTTTAACAATGGAAATTCCATTGGTAATTGAAGAGTATGTTGGTTTAATTACTGCAGTTAAACCTACAGCAACAGCACAAAAATAATAATTAACTATGTGAATGGGGCGGTTAAACCCGCCCCTTCCTTTAGTTAGAGGAAGGAAGTATTAATATGAAAGTAATAACAATAAAGGAAAAAGATTATAAATTAGAATATTCATTCGCAGCTGCAGAATACAAGGATTTGGTTAAGAGAGTTTTCTTGCTTTTAACAGGTGCGAATATGTTGGAAGATATAGATAATGAAAATCAAAATGAAACACTCGTATTATTAAGCAATTTAGGAAGTTTAGTGGCAGACACATCAAGTGATTGTAGATTAATGTTCTACGCAGGATTAATGGAAAATCATCCAGAAATCACAGAAGATGAAGCGTATGAGTTGATGAAACAGTATATGCGTGATAATAAGCTGTCTTTCCATAAATTATTTGCCGAATTAATGGAATGTATGGGTGACGATGGTTTTTTCGATTTGACAGGTCTGACGGAAAGAGTAGCAATGCTGAACAACGAGATTGTGGAAGTAACGAAGGCAGCGAAAACTCCGAAGAGACCGCAAGACCACAAGAAGAAATCGACTTCCATAAAATAATATGGGAAAATTATTTACCGCACGCTTTACATATAGGCGTACCATATGATACTTTTTGGCACTTAAACCCAACTAAATTGAAAGCCTTTGAAACTGCTTATGATTTAAAAAAGCAGAAAAAGGACGAAGATAATTGGTTCTTAGGTAAGTATATTAGATTGGCGATGATAGACGCAATGCCTTTTGGCGATAGAAAAAGTGTATATCCGGAAGAACCGTTTTTAAGAGGAGCGATAACCGAAAAGTATGAAACAGAGGAAGAGATTCGAGATAGAGAAGAGGCAGAGAGACTTAAGCGTGGTGAAGCGTTATTACAGCAATTGAATGTAATGAAAATTAATCACGAACTATCTCAAAAAGATTAATAAAATTATTGCAATTTTGCCCTTGCATGATATAATCCAGATAAAAGGAGAGGTTGGATTATGCATGATTCGGATTCTATTTGCGTAAATTGTCACAAGACGATAAAAATTACTGACAGAAAATGTAAATATTGTGGACATCCGCAGTATAGCGAAAAATGTTGGAAAGATATTTGTGAGATTACGAATATGTCTTTAATGGGTGAGCGCATGGAAAGGTCAAGAAGTGATGTATCAAGACAGAGTGCATCAAGACAAAAACGCAAGCATCTTAAAGAGTGGAGCGAAGAAGAACTGCTTACTACAGGACTTTATCCTAAAAACGAATGTATCAAAATAGGATTAATTGCAAGAATTTTAGGCAAAAGAAAGTAACATAAATAAAAAATAGTTCAGCACTGGTTTATACCAGTGCTTTTTTGGTGGGCTTATGCCCGCCTTTTTTTATTGTGAGGAAATTTATATGGCTAATAATACAATTGATACTTTAGATATAAAAATAAAAAGTAGTTCTGATGAAGCAATAAAAAATTTAGATAGCCTAATTGAGCGTTTAAAGGTTGTACAACATTCTACAAACAAAATAAGCGGAAAATCCATTGCCAATATAGGCAAAGGTACAGCGTCAAATCTTAATAAGAGTGCAACAGCAAGTAAAAATTTGTCAATAAACTTATCTTCGTTACCTAAACAGATTTTAGGATTAAATACTAATTTTGGTAAGTTTGCACAGGTAGCAGGAAGTTTTTACGCAAATTGTTTTCTAATAACACGAGGCATTAAAAAAATTGGAAATGCCGTAAATTCTGCTATGGATTATGTTGAAACATACAACTATTTCAATGTAACTATGGATAAAATCGGAAAGCAGTTTGGTAAGCAATACAGCGAGTATGGTTATAACAGTGCAGAAGAATACGCAAACAGTTTCAAAAGTAGGCTAACAGATTTAATGACTAAAATGACCGGCTATGAGGTTGGCGATGGTGGCGAACTGAAAAGAAGTACAACGCAAACACAGAACTTATCATTAGACCCGGAACAATTAATGAATTATCAGGCAAAAGTTGCAGCGGTATCAAACTCTGTAGGTATGCTTGGTGAGAATTCGATTAGTACGGCAAAGGCATTATCAATGTTATCTGCGGACTTATCCTCGTTAACAAACGTTCCTATAGAATCTGTAATGACAAATCTACAGTCTGGTCTTATAGGTCAATCGAGAGCGTTATACAAATATGGTATTGATATTACTAATAATACTTTGCAGGAATTGGCTGATGCAAACGCAATTGCAAAAAAAGTGTCAGCAATGTCACAGTCGGAAAAAATGCAATTAAGGGTATTAGCGATTTTGCAACAAAGTAAGATTGCTTGGGGAGACCAAGCGAATACAATTAATTCAGTTGCTAATCAGTATCGTATATTCGGACAGCAGACGCAGAACCTATCAAGAATTTTAGGAAACTTATTCTTACCGATAGTTCAATACGCATTACCGTATATCAATGGTATGGTTATAGCTCTACAAAAGTTGTTTGAAACTATTGGATTTAAACTATGGGGCGATAATTGGCTCACAGAGGTAATGGATGGTATCTCTGGTGGCGCAAGTGACATTGACGGATTATATGATTCAATCGAAGATGTTGGAGATGCTACTGACGATGCTTCAAAAAAGGCAAAGAAACTCAAAGATAATCTTAACACATTAGCAATCGATAAATTAAATATTATTTCTCCAAAAGATAAAAAGTCCTCTAAAGATGAAGATGGTGGAACTTTTGATTTATCTAATCAAATAGGTAAGGCTGTTTCTGATTATGAAAAAGTTTGGAACAAAGCCTTGAAAAATTCAAGAAATAAAGCGCAGGAAATCGCAAACGCTATTATTAGTGCTTTTCAGAAAGGCGATTATCAAGGTATTGGAAAATACATAAGTAATGGATTGACAAAATCATTAGAAAGCATCCCTTGGAACACAATTTACCAAAAGGTTGGAAGTTTCGGAACAGGATTAGCACAGTTTTTGAATGGTCTTATAACGCCAGAATTGTTTTATGAAGTTGGGCGCAACATTGCTAAATTCTTGGGATTAAGAGTAGAATTTGCACTTAATTTCTTTAAGGAATTAGATTGGTCTAATGTTGGTGAAAGTATCGCCAATGGTTTGAATGGTTTTCTTGAAAACTACCCTTGGGCTGATACTGCAGAAGCCCTTAACAAGTTCGTAGACGGATTCGAAAAGGCTTTAGGCAGTTTTATATCCAATATTAACTACAAGTCGGTATTTAAGGCTTTCTTTGATTTCTTTGGAAATTTGGAAATTGACACAATTTTAGTCATTCCAATGCTTAAGGCATTTTTGAAAATTAAAAGAGGTGCAAGCACAACATTTAGTTCTGTCGGGGATTTGATTGGAACTGCATTAAGTGGTGCTGCAAGAGGAATTGTAAATCTGAAAGATAATATCAAAGTTCTGGGTGGAAAAGACGGAATTAGATATACATTTTTACAAGGAAAAGACGGAATTGATAATTTTAGAAACGGATTGACTAATACACAAAAGGCTATTGTTGGTACAGGTGGTATTATTGCTGCTTTTGCCGGCGTTAAAAAAGCGTTTCAAGGTGTAAATGACGGTTCAAAAACTCTTTTAGACGGATTGGGTCAAATTGCAATATCTGCTGGAATATCGGCGTCAGCATTGTATGTAGCATTTGGTCCGGCTGGTATAGCAATGGCTGCCGTTTCGATTTTAGCAGGAGCTATTGGTGGAATATATTCATCAATGGAAAAAGATAGAGAAAATTTTGAAAAAGAGAATAATAGAGCTCTTGATGATTTGACTAAACGTTATAGTGATTTTCAGAAAATGAGAAAAGATGGAAATGAAAATTTCGCTAAATATACTGCTGAAATAGACCATGCTAAAGAGTTATCAGATGAACTTGACAAAATCGTTGATAAAAACGGAAAAATAAAAAAAGGCTATGAGAAAAGAGCGAAAGTCATAGTAGACCAGATTAACCAAGCGTTAGGGACTGAATATAAAATTACGGATGGAATATTAGAGAAAAATAAAGACATCCACGATGAAATAAATAAAATTGTGTATACGAAAAAGTTACAAATTTTAATGGATTCTAAAAAAGACGAATACACAACAGCCCTAACAAAAAAAGCCGGCATGAAAAAAAGTATGACTGATGCTTCATTCAGGTATAGAACTTTGAAACATGAGCGTGACGATACTAAATCTGAAATGGACGCTGCGAAGTCAACGATGAACTATTGGAAAGAACTGGGCAACACAACAACACCTGAATATAATCAGGCTGTTGCAGATTACATAAGATATTCCAAGGTTCTTAAGGAACAGAATAAAAATCTTAAAACTTATTCGGAAGAATTTGATACGGCAAGGACAGCATACATTGAGTATTGCAACACAATTACCAATTATGACAATGCAATAAGTGCAAGTGCCGAAGGTAACTCCAAAAAGGTTGAAAAAGCGTTTAACAATTTACTGAACAATGCAGATACTTGGAGTAGTAAAGTTGGCGACAATATAATGGACGGAATGACTAAGGGCATTTCTGAAAGCGATGTAACTCGTCCCGAAAAAGAGTACAAGAAAAAAATAAAATCAGTTACTGGTGAAAAATCAGGAATTGTAAAAACAAATGTACAAAGAAGTATAGAAAAAGGATTTGCAGAGGGCGCACAAGAAGCTGATGTATCGGAAGCAAGGAACTTTTTTAAAGAAAAGATGCGAAGCATTTTTAATATTCAGTCTGATTTTGCATTTCAGTTAGGTTTTTCATTTAAAGATGCTCAAAAAAATAAAAATCAATGGCTTAATAAAGAATTTGCTAACACATTAAAGAATAATGATATGGTAATCAAAACTAAATTTAAACCAAT